TCTGTCCTCTTCCATTCTTCGAGTTCTGCGTCAAGGTTGAAGTAGTCGTCTAAGTCAATGTACCCGTTGTCGATCAGGAATTGAAGGACGACATACTCGGATACATCGTTCTGCTCCATGAGTAAGGCAAGCCCAAAGTTATCCATCAGGGCTAGGATTTTACTCTCCAAGTCAAACATTACGAGTACTCTCTCTTCATAGTCTCAATGCTGACCCACTGGAAGTCATAGATGCCATTGTCTACGTTACGACAGATAGCTACCCCAGCGGTCCAGAACGAGTTGATGTCCCCTGCCCATGGACTACGATAGTCTTGGTAAACCCCGGCTACCAGACCCATCCTCACACGTCCACTGCTGTCACGGTTCACGTGGTAATCAAAGAGGTGGCTGTGGCCTACAGTGGTAGAGGTGTGTCGTTTAACCGTTAGGTCATAGGCGTGGTGCTGGGACGACAAGGCACGACCAGATACACCAGAGACTGCGTAGTGGCAGTAGTCAATCCCATCGACGTTAACGACACCGGGAGTAGAGGCATCGTATTCTACTACAGTGTCATAGTAATCGTCAAGGGCTAAGTTCTTGAAGGAGACACCGAAGCGATCACCCTCTAGCTCAGGGGAGTACTGGATGGCCTTCTTGATGCGGTTCTCGTGGTTACCCTCTAGGACTACACGACGAGGCATCTTCTTCTTAGCTTTACGGATAGGGTGCCACATACGATCTTGGAAGTCTAGGTGAGCATCAATGTCCTTCTGGTAGTTGCGCCCATGGAAGGATGCCTTACCTTTGTCGTAGGAGGACATGGACGCTAGATCAGCAGTGTCTCCCATGTTAACGACAACATCAGGCTTGAGGTCCAAGATCAGCTTACCCAACCAATCTGCTCTGTCGTTAGAGAAGTCTGGGTGGGCGTGGGGATCACCGATAACAAGATGTGTAGTGCTCATGCGTCGTGCTCCGCTTCATCGTCAGTTTCCATGATGATGGGATTGATACTCTTGGTGAAGTGCATCTTGAAGGTGTAAGCCTCGTCAAACTCGTCGAAGAAAACCTCAATGTCGTAGAGTTTACCATCGTCCTCTGCCAGACAAAGGCACCAGTAGCCATCTTCTTCGTCGTCTTCAAACGGCCCCTCAATGACCTTGTGAATCTTTATCTCTTTAACCATTCTAAAGGAACCTCCTTGTCGGCATACATGTAGCCATGTTTCGTGCACCAAGCTCCATAGGTAGTCTTGGAACCCTTGCTCAGCTTAGTTTTACTATTGGAGAAGACGAAACGAATGTCAAGCTCTGGATGTTGTTTCTTGATGAGGAGGTGCTTTTTCCTGTCCGCAGCAACAAATCTACCCTTGGTTTCAATGATGATACCGTTTGGGAGCACGAAGTCTGGTGTGTAAGACCTGTCTTCTTCGACCCTGTACTTGATCTTTGTCGTCTCATATTCTGCCGTAACGCCTAGTTTCTTAAGCTGTGTCGCTACGTTCTCCTCAAGGCCAGAACGATACCCAGCCTTGAGTGCTCTTTGCCTTACCTTTGATTGGGCGGCAACCATAGGTCGTCCTCCTTACGTCGTAGCCAGAGCAACCTAGCGTTTGTAACGACAAGCTCCTCATTCCCTTCGTAAGCCTCAACCACCTTCTCGTACAACTCTTCTTCTGTCGTTGCCCCAGCTAGCATACGCTTAGACTTCACTGGACCAATGCCATAGATGCCCTCTACGTTATCTGCTCTGTCACCCATGATGATCTGAGCGTAGAAGAACTGTAGGGCCTCAAACTCTCCAACGACAGACCACTCAGCCTTATTAGGGTTGTAGTGACGACAAGGGATTTGTTTGAAGTCCTTATCAGGGGAGACGATAGTGCAGGCGTAGGCTAACTCTGTGGCTCTGATAGCAATAAGATCATCAGCTTCCTGACCCTGACTGACGGTAGCATCGTAAGCATCCACAAGGTAAGTGCGTAGGTCAGAGAGGTGTTCAGGGCGAGGGGTATCCTTACGGTTAGCCTTGTAGGTAGGGCTAATGTCGTAGCGGAAGTTTCCCTTACCCGTTAGGTAGACTTCCACAGGCGTATCCCGTGGGGCCGTATCGAAGGTGATGTTATCCATCAGTTCATCAACCTTCTCCTTTGCGTCGTTAAGGGGTTCACCCTCCTTAGAGTACGCTGCACGGTAGGCTACAACGTCTCCGTCTACGAGGACAATCACTTCACGTCACCTTGGGTCCAGTACTCCCATCCCACATCCCCTCGTGCAGCCTCATTAGGGGTGAAGTCCTCATGGTTCCAATCAGGGATATTCTCTAGCTCGTAGTCACCAGAGAAATAGATGTAAGCTCGGGTCATAGCCTCTAGGTCTTGCCAATTCTCTTCGAGGTCTTCACGCTGACCAGTCGTTAGCCCACCACGGGTACGGTTAAGATGCTCAAGTGATGTGATAGAGAGGCGTAGGGTCAACACTTGTTCACGGATATTGAAGGCAACAAGATCACCCACAAAGTCCCCGTTCATAAACTCTTCGAAGAGGTCGTATAGGTCTTGGTTCATTTGTCGTTCTCCATTAGGGCTGACCAACTCACAGGAAATAGGTCTTTCATTATCACGCTGATCTGATCCGCAACTAGACGTGTCTCGTATTGGGTATCTTCCTTGCAGCGTAGACGACACATATCTGCGAAGGCATCAAGGCTACCAGACCAGTACCACTCAGTCATTGTCGATTGAGGTAGAACCATACGGGCTTGTTCAGGTGCTACCCCAGATTCCAGCAGAGCCTCATACTCATACAGAGCTGATCTGTTAAACTCGTGAGGAACCATGTAAGGAACTTTTACTTCACCACTAGACCCTTGCTTCTTATCTTCTGCCCTACCACGCCACACCTCAGGCACATAGAACTCTGGTTCATCATCTACGTAACGACGAGAGATTTCATTCCACCGAAGGAACTTATGCTTCACAAGCTGTCGTGCTACGAAGATGGGTGCCTTAACGTGGAAGGATGCGAAGGCATGGCCGAAGGGGGAGAAGTGCTTGTGCTTGGCGAGGTAGTGGACCAGCTTGGTATCCTGTTCATTTAGGATAGCCACTAGCTCACCAGAACGATCCTCAATATCTATCCAACCCCATTCGACTGCCGAACTCTTCTTACCAAAGCTGACCCGTGCAGCATTAACGACAGACAGGTCACTGCCCATGTGGTCTATGTAGGTAGCCTTAATCATCCCGCTCTCCTTCTGGTGAAAGGGGGAACACTTAAGCTCCCCCTCAGGTTTTATCTTACCAGCCCATAGTTGCGCTAGCTTCGAACTTAACCAACTCAAGCACTGCGATCTTCTCCAAGCGAACAGATGCCGTAGCGCCTTCACCGTAGATGCTGATCTTAACCTTGACCTTGGTGCCGTTACCCAACTCACCGTCTACGTCCATGTCCCACACGTCGTCCGAGACACCCTTAGTGACGACAGGTGCACCACCGAAGTCTTCGATCTTAGCGTGTTTGTGGGGACGCTTGAGCTTCATACCCTTACGGCCATCCGCTGCGTCATACTCACGGATCATAGCGTTACCCATTGATTTCTCAGGGAAACCCATCTTCTTCATCTTGTCCAACTCTTCGTCGTCCTTCGGGATGAACACACAGTTGTACTGACCCTCAGTAGCCTTGTGGTATTCACTGTCGTCAATGTTCTGTTCGAACACACGTGCCCAGAAGATTTCGCCTTCGAACACACCCCATTTAGTCTTAGCCATTTCACTTCTCCTTTGTGAGTTTATCTACGTTCAGTGGGTCTGGAACCAATCCCTACCAATGTCCGTCGATCCTGCGAGAGGGCAGAGTATAGAGAGTTTCTTTCCTGTGTCAACGATAGACTGTCTTTGGATAGACCCTAGATGCTCTGCGTCCTCTTTCGTTCCTTCAACTTCTGTCTGCCATTCGTCGTGAGGCCACGTTACCAACTTGAACGACAACCCTTCCAGCTTAGCCTTACGGTTCCACTCAAGGGCTGCATGTTTCATAACGACAGCCTCACCATTCTGTAACAGTCCAGCCAGTGTCTTATGTTCAGATGGGACACTAACCCTACGCCCATCCAAACCCTTGAACCAACCCATCTCTGCAATGTGTGGGATCACCTGCTTCTTGAGGCGGGATAGCCCTTGGATACTCTCCATGAAATTCTCTACGGCCTGCCCAGCTTCCTTGCTGCTGACCTTGAGAATCTCTGCAACCTTGTCGTTACCCGCCCCAAGGAGGAAGGCGTAGATGAAGGTCTTGGCCATATCCCGTGTAACGTGTGACATACCCAAGGCTCTCTTGTTCACGTTGTGGATATCCGTCTCGTCCTCTTTCTTGCCGCTGACGATAGCGTGAATGTATTCCTCAGACTTCATCAGGTGGGCAAGGATGCGTAGCTGGATACCTTCTGCGTCGGTGCCTACGAGCCAGTTGCCATCCTCTACCTTCCACAGTGCCCGCATCTTTCCGTCGTACTTCTCCTTAACGGAATCGACAGCAGACTTAACCTTACCATTGAAGGCTGCGGGGATGTTAGCTTGGTTAGGTGCGCTGTGGGCCATACGTCCAGTCCAAGCCCCAATGTGGGTGAACCTACCGTGGATACGGCCATCGTCCTTAACGTGACCCAGCCACTCTACAAGGGATGAACGACGACCCTCTAGGGTGAGCCACTCAGCAATGTTCCTAGCGCCGTCAGGTGCATCCTCAGGGAGCGTAGACAGGTTCAGTTCGTTACACATCCATCCGTAACGCTTGAACTTATCGCCACGCTCAGCGTCCTTTTCCTCGCCACTGTTGCCTTGCTTTGTCACGCTGCTCACGCTCATACTGGATGTGTCCTTTTGTCTTGTCTACAGGGGTCCACCCTGCGTCCCATAGTCTGTCGATCCTCTGCTTAGGTGATGCCGGGTCAAACGACACC